GGTGCCATCACTGAACCCGCCCCTATGCCTGAACCCACCCCTATGCCTGAACCCACCCCTATGCCTGAACCCGCCCCTATGCCTGAACCCGCCCCTATGCCTGAACCCGCCCCTTTACCTGAACCTGAAAACGGATATAAATTATTAAAACAAGAAATTATATCAAAAATATACAACGCCATAAATAAACTACAACAAAAGTACCCTCGATATACTATATTAAAAGATATAACCGATATATATAATAATGTCATCGATATTCCAGATAAATATTTATATAACAAATACAATATAATGAATGCATTGTCTAACACAATAAACGCTATCAAATATAAGTATTCTACTTATATTATTATTCGAGTGCTTAATAACATTATTTTAGAAGTACAGCGTTCGCTTTCTTTATAAATATCATGATTTGTTCTCCAGTTTCTCTGTGAGTCGTAACATGAACATTTTTATTATACATTGGTTGTGTGGACATTAACCTGAAATATTTCTTTGTAATATTATTCATGTCCGTTAATAAATCATATTTATGACTATTTTGAGAACCATACCCTGATAAAATATAACATAAAGTTCCGTGTTTTTCTAATACAGAATAACACAATTTCATCGTTTCATCCCAATATTCGATTAACCACGATTCATATGTTTTATACTTATCTGTGCTTTGATTGCTACTTTTATACAGTTCTAATTCGTAATAAGGCGGACTAAAAAACACCGTATCAAAATGGTGTTTATATTTTTTCATAAACGAATCATCTTTGTACAAATCCTCAGATGGTTTGCAATATATATCCACTTTCTTAGATGGTGTATATATTTCAGCGAGCTCTTTCGTTTTTTTACACACGCTAGGTATTACATCTGTACCTACATATTCGACTACATTAGGTGATTCTAAAAATCCATAACAATAAGAAGACCACCCAAGTGTTGGACTAAATATACGACGACCATGTAACACAGACTGATTTAATGAATATACTAAATACGGATTCATTATCGATGCTCTAAAATAATACGACGAAAACACACTTCCAATGCGGCCATTTTTTATATAATGTGTTGCACTCGGTGTAAGTAATTTATAATCAATAATATTGTTCAAATATAAATCAAAGAGCATGTCGAAAAACGTGGGTACATTATCTATGCCAGACTTGGTGTGTTGCAATATATCAAACATATGTATATTTCTTATTATATTTTTAAAAACAATGTGTTGATTATTATTCATTTCTTTGTTTTTCATGGGTCGAATGGATACATCATGTATATGTAACATCTCGGGTTGTATTTTAAGAGATAAGTTGTAAAATCGCGTTAAATATTCATCACGTGCGTTTATGTTCTCACACAATGTTTGTATCGTTTCTTTCGAAATATTCCGGTCTTCCATATATTGTTTCAATGGTCGTAATTTTGTACCGGTTCTCACCATTGCATTAGAAATAAGAGAACGTGTCGTACATTCTTTTTCATCTTTGTTATGAAACAATCGTATAAATGTCTTCAATGATACAAATTTCATTCTTAGTATATCGATAGAAAAATACAAAGAGAAATAAATGCATGTATACAAAGTTCCCAGTAAACGGGCCCACATAATAATACAATAAAGTTCCCAGTAAACGGGCCCACATGATAACACATTAAAAGTTCCCAGTAAACGGGCCCACATGATAACACATTAAAAGTTCCCAGTAAACGGGCCCATATGATAACACATTAAGGTTCCCAGTAAACGGGCCCATATGATAACACATTAAGGTTCCCACCTAGTCGAATCCCACAAAATGCACGCATTTTAACATCATAAAGTTCCCATAATAGTGGTCCCACAAAAAAACATCAAATAAATTTGGTCTGCGATTTTCCGAAATTGGACATTTTTAAAATGTCCATTTTTGAAAAGTGAGGCCATTTCTTTTTCCGAAAATATCGATTTTTTGCTTATGCAGCCAAATGCTGTAAATACGAAAAAAATAATTTTGGGTCGACTGCATATTTTTTTTTTGGAAAAATGCGAAAAGTGTTTAGGAACTTTTTCTGTTAGGAACTATATACTAATGAATCCTAATAAAAAAGTTCCAAAAAGTTCCAAAATATTTGTTTGCGAAAAATGTGACTATAATACGAGCAGACAGAGTCAATATGACCGACATTTATTGACTGCAAAACATAAAATCCTAATGAATCCTAACGAAAAAAGTTCCAAAATTATAGAATACAGTTGTTTATGTGGAAAACAATACAAACATATGTCCAGCTTATGCAGTCATAAGAAAAATTGTATGCACTGCATAAATACATATTCTACGGATTGTGGCACCCCACTCGTTTTACCGAGCGATGTGAGTAAAGAAAATACACAAATAGTTAGCATAATGGAAACACTCATTAAAGAAAACCAGGAATTTAAAAAATTAATGATAGAGCAGAATTCACAAATTATGGAAATTGCTAAGAACTCGCAAGTCATAAACAATACGACAAATAATAACCAGAAGTTCAACCTGAATTTTTTCCTGAATGACACATGTAAAGATGCAATGAGTATTACCGACTTTTTACGTAATATGAATGTTCATATAGATGAGCTCGAGTACATCGGTAATCATGGTTACGTGAATGGTATGACGAAAATGATCATGGACCGTTTGAAAGATATGGATATTACAAAACGCCCAATACATTGTACGGATATCAAACGAGAGACGATGTATATAAAGGATGACGCCGGATGGAGTAAAGACACGGATGAATTGACCAAACTGCGCAAAATATTAAGTCGAATTTCTATGAATAACTACCGAACTGTTCCAGATTGGAGAACCGCCCATCCAGAATGCGAGGTGATGGAAAGTCGCACATATGATTTTTGTTACAAAATGATGCGAGCTATACTGGGAGACGTGGAAGAAGAGCAAATCAAACTCGACAATAAAATTATCAAGAACATGGCAAGAGAATTATTTGTACAGAAACAAGTTGCGTAATTAGTTTCGTAAATAAGTATTCGAAACAACCCGCGGTTAATATAATAAATATGCATGTCATGTTTATTATACTGTTATTTTTGTTTGCATTTATTGTTCAATTGTGTAAATAAATATTATTTATTGTTTGTTATCAGCATTTTGGCGAGGAGCGGCAGAAGGGCGAGTCTTATACTTTCGGACAACGGGAGGGCGCTCTCTTTCAACCGGCGCAGCTTGTTGTCTAGTTTCACACATGAGGCAACCTCCTCTAACACCAGTCACTCCCGCAGACTGGAACTCATGCTTACCTGTAGTTGACTTCACGACAGAGAATTCAACGTACTCCCCTTGCACCAAGTACTTATACTGCGAATCGTTAACCTGAACAGAAGAATAGTGCGTGAAAATATCCTTACCATTATGCTCACCTTCACGTGCAGTGATAAACCCATAACCGGTCTTAGTGTTAAACCACTTGACTTGTCCAATAACCTTTACTCCAGTTTGTTCGTTTGTTACAGAAGTGCTCATCGTCTACTATGTATACAATATATATAGGGTAGTCTTCTATATTGTTTATAAATTAATTATTATGATTTACTAATAAATAAACTGCATAATGAATTATAGTGTGGGTCATCTACATAATCATATGCATTACATAATAGAAAGTAATTTTCAATGCATTCATTTATTTGTTTACAAACGGGTATAAGCTGGTCGTGCGTTTTCAGTATCATTCGTTGTTGATTTTTAGAATGCATAATATGACTTTCATCAGTAAGTGTAGAAATAGTTATGTCTGTCATTACAGAGTCCCATGGTAGTTCTTTTGCATAAATATAAATGTATATGTAACCGAGTGAAATTAAATCATCGCGCCTAGAAGGTGTACATCCTGTATGAATATGATGACTAATATATCTAGGTGTACCCGTAATATGTTCACTTGTCACATTAGGTACATGTAACTTATCTTCAGTAAGATAAAATGTAGCTAATCCAAAATCGATTAAAAATATATCTCCATTTTTTACCATGAAATTATGCGGTTTGATATCGCGATGAATAACCATATTCATATGGATAGACTCTAGTATTTGCACACATTTTACTATAAGTATATTAAGCTTATTTACGCTGATTGTTTTCAGTTTACAATATTCATGTAAAGAACAATCATAAAATGGCATTACTGTGCCCATGTATTCATCATACTGTCCAAACCAATAAACACATGGAATATTTCTACATTTGTGATTATACAAATAGTTTAAAATGGTGGTCTCGCGTTTTAGTAATTTAAAGACAGTTCCTTTGTCTTCAAATTTTAATGCGACTGGTTCGGTGGATGTTATATTAACCCCCTTGTATACAAATCCAAATTTACCATTACCAATGCGTTCAATTATTTTATACTTTCTTGCGACAAGTGCATCTGTTTGAAAGGCCATGTTTATATCAATTACAAATAGATGTTTAGATGTTTTATGTAATTTATTATTCAATATGACGATTTAATTTCTAATAACAATATATTAATATATTCAAATATATGAATTTTATACGAAACTTACTTAACTCTATTGAGGACCTTATTTCAAAGGGTGACAAATATTACGGCAAACTACTACTCGCAACTAATATGTTGAATGCTGTATATCTTATAATGTTTTCATTTTTTAGCATTTCATTGATACAAAATCAGTTATTACGTAGCATTAATACGGGTATACAAATATTTGTCTGTGTATTGTTGTTCATTAAATTTCATCCATTTAGAGAACATACTTTAGGGAAGAGTGATTCTAATTTAATATTTAGTGCATCGACCTTTTTAATGATTAACTTGGGAATAATAGAGATGTTAAATAGATTTAAACATACTTTAACTGGCAAGATACATTTAAATGAGAACACTGTGGATGGTTATATTGACAACATAAACGAACAAATGAGTAATTTAAATGAGCAATTGGACAATTTAAATCAATACATGGATAAAGAAGGATTTGACGACGGTGAAGAAGGATTTGAAGATGAAGGATTTGAAGGATATTATCAGGAAGGTCTGGATGAGGAAGACGATAAAAAGGAAGGTCTGGATGAGGAAGACGATAAAAAGGAAGGTCTTGATGAGGAAGACGATAAAAAAGAAGGGTTAGAAGATGGATATCAACCATACATGTAATTTATCGATTTGTTAAAGTACATCATGTAAAATATATGAAGAAAGGTTCATATCTTATAAAATAGGATATGAATATGGCAGACATGGATAACAATAATGGAATATTAACCGCAGAAACAATCAATCAACTCTATACGGAAGCATTAGCCGACCCATCTTTATTGTCGACACTCGATGTAGATAATTTGTTAGACACATTAGAAACGAACAGCAATGATTACCTTGAAAATAAAACGTTAGATGGAATTACAACCGAGGTTTATAATTATGTACGTAATGTTTGTAATGACCCAATTATGCAACAGCAAATGTGCATGAAATTAGTAGGTTATCGAGTGGTTGATGAATTACATGAATTACACAAAGGAAAACATGTAAGATGGATACGAAGAGCTTCGCCCAAATTAACTAACGGAGGGATAGTGATGGATATAAAATTTTTAGATAACGGTACTCATGTATTGTGCATGAATTCTATGAAACGTTTCATTCAATATAAATTCGACGACTGTATTACGTTTCAAAAACTATCACCAACCGAATCATTAATATTAATGATATATGAGCATGCCGCCAAAATGAATTAATTATCTACGTTTTCGTGTAAAAGAAAATGAAATGCGTGCACGTTTCGCCGTTTTATTTTGTTTATTAGTAATCAAAAAGTATTCCTTTAAATAATACATAAGTTTTTGTGTAACCAAAATATCATTTTCCATGCGAGTTTGCAGATTATGCAATGTGGAACGAAAAGAACCAAGACTCATACTTTTCTCAATAAAATCGGTTTTAAAAGTTTGTTTCATATATTCCGTTGTTATCATGAGTAAACCGAAACGAGAATAAATAAATCGCATAATAATTTCATCGGTTGTCAAGCAATGCCGATAAGATTTTGGTTTAATATAATACATACGTTCTGTTTTCATATCAACATACATATAATTATCAATAAAACAAATAGATGTGGTGGGTGGTAATAAAGTACATCGTATGAAATCATTATGCGTTTTTCGAGTACTTGTTCGATTCAATTCAATTTGCACATTATTTATTTTAAAAGCATATATTGTTTGGTCGAATAATGGAATAGTCGAGGGAAATTTTTGATTGAAATAGTTTACTATTAAATCGACCCATTCTTTGGACGTTTTATTGTTTGTATATAAGTATACTTTGTAACATTCACCCGATTTCTTTTTATCCACTAGATACTCTAATATGGATAATATACCATATCGTATGAATTCGGGATATAAGTCTAATATGTCATTAAAATTCACCGATATAGAATGTTTATATTTATGAATGATAGACCATAATATTTCTAAATCCACAAATGAGCCCAATGTCTCGTCAAGGTCTAACACAACAACCTTTTTTACACGTACCTTTCGTTTTTTTGAGTAGAAGTCACCTTTATATACTTCTACCAAATCATTATTATATACCATATGTTATATAATATTTTGTTATTTTATATAGTACCGTTTTTTTAACTAGATGAACCAAAACCTCCTTCCCCTCGTAGACTACTAGACAAATCATTTGTGCTACTACATATAACATAAATAGGACACAACGATGGATGGCAAACCTGTATTAGTCTAGCATTTTTTTCAACGACATAAGTAGTATCATTTGAAACCGGCAATAATCGAAAAGCACCAATCAAGGAACCGCGATATCCAGAATCAATAATACCAGTATGATTCGCCAACATGAGGGGTGTCTTTGATATACTCGACCGAGGGTGTATATTGAACGCACATGGTGAAATACGGTCAGTATCTACTTCACAATAAAACATTTCGGTTTTAACATGCATATCGAGATACAATGTGGAAAATGGACGCTCGAATGTAGTTTCATTTGGGACCAATATATCAAACCCGGAGTCATGCAGCGAATTGGACATAAATTGTTCATTGTGATTTAAAACGCGGTTCTCATAGTCGGTTTTCAGGTTTTCATTATCGACGACCAACTTAAGAATAGCAAAATTTTTGTAACCATTTACAGATGTGTTTTTGAGTGAATTGTATAACATCATAACATTGGGTTCATAATGAGATGTCATCTTAGATGATAGTAAGTATAGAGCGTATTCTTTACATTCCTTTCATTGTTTTATATTCTTTCCATGAGATTGGATTAACTGGAACTGGCATTAATGGAATGTCTGTAACGGAATTTTTGTTATCTAAATGCTCCGCCTGTTTCAATGCACTATCCACATATAATTCTTTTAGTACTTTCCCAACCATGACAGAGCCCTCGTTTTGGTCGACCTTTTCGTCTTCAATTAACTTCAATACGATTAATAATTTAGTCATAATTTCTAGGTCAAGCTCGTCTTTTACCAATCGATGAAAAATGTCCATGTAGTTGTTGTAAAGAAAGGGCGTTTCATTACGGCATTCTTCCAAGAAAGCCGCTGTTGCAGATTCACTATGGTCAGTAGGAGCATGCTTCTTTTTGAATGTATCTAGTTTGCGAATTTCATCGCGTAATATTACACTATGTTTCACTTTACGTATATGAGAAGTATTGTCTACACTGCCCATTTCATTCACCATTTTTTGTAAATTAAGCCGTTCATCAGGAGATAGCATTGACATAATGAACAAATCAATATAAACAAATTATAGAGAAGTTTTTATGTGTATTTACATTCAATATTGTTATTTAGCAAATCTGGGCAGAAATATTTATTATCTGTGAAATATGTATATATCATACTATAAATGTCAAGCGTCATGCAGTTTTTCATGGTTATTTTTATTTTAGTCATTGTATTATCTTTGTTTGTATCATGCAATAGTGCATCTCCGTTTTACATGGATAATATTTTCCAGAAATATTCCACATTTGAAAGTTTTGCAAACAATTCGAATGCGATGGATTACTCAAGCAGCAGCGCATATGCGCCAATGGATACATACAAACCGTTTCTTATCAATCAACCTGATGCAGAATGCAAAAAAATAGATGGCTTCAATGGATTATATTGCAAGCCAAAAGACACTGGTGATAATTTAGATAAATTTGCAGATGCAGAGGGAAAAATCGACTGCAAAGAGAACTCTGGGTTAACCAACTCAAAAGGCGGGTTGTGCTTAACTCCTGAGCACAAACGTTTATTGGCAACGCGCGGGGGTAACAGTACTGGAGGTAGTGCCGAGATTGGTCATTAAACAGTAGAGTACAAGTAATAATTGTTGTAATCCATAGTGGATTACAACAAAAGAAAGCATAATGTTATTTTATTAACATTTTCTAGATTTTTTTTGTGTTTTTCGAGTTTTCTTTGTTTTTCGTTTGCCACCCTTAGACATTGCTGTGGCTTTTGCTTGTTCTAATTCTTCATTCCATAAACGCGTATGAATTAGGTTAAATTTGGTTATAGCGATGTGAATGTAGTATATAGTGGATGTTATTTTATCTTCTAACGGCATATTATTTGAATTACAACTAACTATAGCTTTGGAAATTTCATTTGCCATTTCAAACGTAAAATTCTTTTGGGAATGATTTGTTAAATGGTTGTAAAGGTCTGATAAATATTTTTGTGTGTGAGTGCTTGCAGGGTCCATCCTGTCGGCTTCATCTGTAATGTTTGTAAGACCCTTCCTTATGATTTCATTTTTAATATATTTTACATAGAAATAAGGATATTTTTCTCTATCCGCGTTAGCATTCATATTGCTATCCGCGTAAGCATTCATATTGTTGAACAAGTCTATTATGTTTTGGTTTTCGAACACACATAGCTTTTGTGGATCGGTAGGTTTCTTGGCGAATGGATTCCACAATCCCCCCCCTTTATAATTTCTTTTTTTTCTGGTTTTAACCATAATTATTATACATTATATTGACAAAATATATTTTTATCATGGAAAAGTTTTCATGCATACATCACAGAACTTGATAGTATAACCTTTATCTGGATTAATATCAATATAATCCATTACAATATGATGGTCACAATGTGTATTTAAATAGTTTATCACAAGCTCAAAAATATGACGTATTTCATTATCTTCCGCATGGACGTCTAAAGATTCTAAAATCGGTTTAATCTTGGCTAACGCATATATTTGTCTCGTGCGGTCCATAAAAAAAGGTTAGTTATAAGATTACATAAGAATGTTTTTATACTAGTTTTCTACCATATCGATGTTTATACATACATTGCAAGGAAGCTTTGGTTACTTCCTGCACGTTCCGTTATAACAAGTTTATCCGCAATCGCCGGGGTGACTGTGTATGGAAAAGTCACTTCGATATCTAAATCTTTTTCAAATAACTTTTCATCGGGTTTCACCAAACGGAACAAATTCAACTTGGTATAAATAATTTCCAAGCACCGTTTCAAGTTACGTACACCCGATTCTTCATTCGTCATGTCCTTCGACGACACAATATGCTGTATCGTTTCGTCCGGAATAATAACATCACTTTCATTGAAGTTAACTTGTTCGCGAATCTTAGGTAATAAATGCTTACGTGCAATCACCACCTTTTCTTTCGATTCATATCCTTTTGTTTGAATGCGATACATTCTGTCGCGAAGAATGGGGTTTACTTTGCTCTCGTCATTGTAACTAAAGATAAACAAACACTTGCTGAGGTCGAAATCTACTTCTGCAAAATACTTGTCATGGAATTGGTTATTTTGAGAAGTGTCCGTAAGATGAGTTAATATACCGGCAATTTCTTCTCCCTTAGGCGTATCGCTAATTTTATCCAATTCATCAAAGTAAATGACCGGGTTCATACTCTTGCTTTCAATCAGGATTTGTACAATCTTCCCCCAAGTACTACCCTCATAGGTATAAGAATGACCTTCTAGGAAACTACTATCGCCAGTACCACCGAGAGCAATAAATGCAAATTCGCGTCCTAGGATTTTACTAATACCTTCCTTTACAAGGGTGGTCTTTCCAGTTCCCATGGGTCCCTTAATGGCAATCGCCGTACCCATGGCGGATGGATTCGAAATCCACTGACCCATCATTTGCATAATTTGCAGTTTTGCATCATTTAAACCATACACGCAATCGTCCAGGGTTTTCTTTGCATTCGACATAAACGAATGACACACTTCAACGCCATCTTCCATTTTTACCTCCAAGCTTCTGTAAATACCAAAAGGAATACGCATAAACGTATCTACCCAATTCTTAATTTTGTAATATTCAGGGTCGCCGGGTTCCATTGTGCGCAAAACATTCAACTTTTGCATAGCGGTTGCCTTGAATTTTGCAGGCATGACTGAATCAAGCAATGCCAATCGGTATGGCTTGTCCACATTAATATGCTTGTTGATTTCTTTCAAGTCGTTCATGACACGTAACTGTTCCTTATTCGACAGCTTCTTGCGGAAATAGTCAATCTCATTGGTGCGCTTTTTGTCATCATGAATGAGTTTGTGATAATTTTTCGCATTCTTCGCCCGAGCTTTCTTAATAAGCTTGTTGATGGAATTCTTACATTCTTGAACCGCATTCTTCAATATTTTACTGTTAGGTTTTTTTGCCAATTGTTCTACGAGTTGTTTCTTTGTCTCGACCAGTTCGAGGTATTCATGTTCAACATCGTTCAATACTACCTCTTCTTTGTCAACAGTATTGTTTTTCTTATTCTTTTTCTTTTGCTTATTATCTGTTTGTTGCGAGGAAGCACTGCAACGTTCGTATGTTTCTTTCATAAATGCTTCTTCATCATCACTATCACAATCAGCGTCATCTTCAACATATTCATCTTCCGCCTCGTCACCCACGCCATCCAGTGACAAGACAATGTTATACATACCTTTTTTATCTTCCTCGTCGCCCTCTTCTTCGTCTTCTTCCTCCTCGTCTTCGTCTTCGTCATCGTCTTCGTCCTCATCTTCGTCCTCGTCCTCCTCCTCGTCTTCCTCCTCATCGTCTTCCTCCTCATCGTCTTCCTCCTCATAATCCTCATCCTCTTCTTCATCATCCTCTTCCTCTTCCTCTTCCTCTTCCTCTTTTACCTTATTGTGGCGATGCTTCTTTGAGGAGGCAAGAGAAGATTTCGCCTTTTTGTTCTTGCGAGGAGTGCTAGCAATTTCTTTGAGTTTTTTGCTGGAAGTGGATGTGCTCTTTGCGCGTTCATTCATATATTTAGACGGAAAGATTTTAGATATCATACGCTGCAACTTGGCAACATCTACATCATCATCGTCATCTTCCTCTTCCTCTTCCTCTTCTTCCTCGTCGCGAATTTTACGACGACGCTTAGACTCAGCCTGTTTTTTTTGTTTACGTAGTTTCTTTGGGGGAACATAGGAAGAATCACTGGTGTCGGTTTCATACTCAGTATCTTCCTCACCAAGACTTTCATCCCCATGGTCATCCGGATTATTAGAACCACGTTTCAATTGTTTTTTTTTGTTTTCAGCACGAGTAGTAATCATTGTAGATTGTTTTGACGGCATGTTGTTATGCAAAGTATGTATATCTTAACATGCTAAACATAATATCAATTTTTTACATAATCGTAATTAACATGTTGTAGTGATTACATAAAAAATTGATTATACCAAACTGAAAAATATATAAACATAATAATATAGGGTAATTAATGCCAGTTCAATCAACAACCATGGGAGAATTTAAACCTTCTTCTAAAATCATTGGCGTGCAATTTAGTATATTGTCACCAGAAGAAATAAGAAAAAATTCCGTAGTAGAAGTGACATCGCGTGATACATATATAAATAATAAACCTGTGATTGGTGGTCTATTTGACCCACGCATGGGTGTATTAGAACCCGGACTAATTTGTCCTACCGATGGGTATACATATATTGATACTCCGGGGTATTTTGGTCATATTGAATTAGCTCGTCCAGTCATATTTATTCAACATTTGAAGGAGATTATGAAGATATGTAAATCGGTTTGTTTTAAATGCAGCAAACTAAAAATCAACAAAAATCAACATAAACATATATTACAAAAGTCCGCAGAAGAGAGATGGCAATATGTAACCAATCTAGCATCTAACGTAAAACGATGTGGAGATTGTACGGAAGATGGTTGTGGATATAAGCAGCCGGATAAAATACAATTAGAAGGAATGTCCAATATTCAAGCAATATGGGAAAAGATGGAAACAGAAGATGAAACCGGAAAGGTTATTATACGATTAACTCCAGAAATGATTATAAAAATATTCAAACGTATTTGTGATGAAGATGTTCATTTTATGGGAATGAGTCCAATCTGGTCACGGCCAGAATGGATGATTTGTCAAGTATTGCCGGTACCCCCTCCGGCAGTGAGACCATCTGTAAAGCACGATGCCCAACAGCGAAGTGAAGATGATTTAACCCATATTTATAGTAATATAATTAAGACAAACAACGATTTGCGAGATAAGATTGCGAATAATGCGCAAACCAAGGTCATCGATGTTTTAACCGGAATATTGCAATACTTCGTTGCCATGATTGCAAATAATAAAGTGAAGGGAGCTGACCCGATGGCGCAGCGTTCTGGACGTCCATTGAATTGCATTAGTGGTCGTTTGAATAGTAAGAACGGTCGCATTCGAGGTAATCTCATGGGCAAGCGTGTAGATTTTAGTGCTCGTTCAGTTATCACGGGTGACCCAAATCTATCAATTCGACAGTTGGGAGTGCCCATGAAAATTGCAATGAATATTACAAAACCAGTTACAGTCAATGACCGCAATCGCGATTTCTTGTTAAAGCTAATACAAAATGGACCGGAAAAGCACCCGGGCGCAAAAATATTAGAAAGAAAAAATGGTGAAAATATCTCACTACGTTGTGTGGATATTTCGTCGATTCGTCTAGAGAATGGTGACATTGTTCATCGTCATATGATGGATGGAGATGCGGTTCTATTTAACCGTCAACCTAGCTTGCATAGGATGAGTATGATGTGTCATATTGTTAAGATTATGAAGCGAGGAGATACATTTCGCATGAACGTGGGCGATACAAAGCCTTACAATGCGGATTTTGATGGAGACGAGATGAATATGCATATGCCCCAGAGCATACTGGCCGAGACCGAATTAAAGAATTTGGCGGCCATTCCATACCAGATGATTAGCCCAGCTGGCAATTCCCCAATTATTGGTATTTTCCAAGACTCGTTATTAGGGTCTTATAGATTTACACGTCCAAATATTACATTTACACCTCGTGAAGCGATGAATTTACTCATGATGTATCCCAATGTAAATGTTGACATGTTACATAAAAATGGAAATAAAATAACTAATTTTGATATATTGTCGCAAATTCTTCCCCCGATTACTTTAAAATATTCGACCGGATTATTTGAGGAAGACGAGGATAAAAACACCTCCAACAATATATTGGAAATCCATAATGGTAAGTATATTCGTGGACAAATAGAAAAAAGCGTGTTAGGGTCAACCACAAAAGGTCTGGTACATCGTATATGCAATGATTATGGTAATATGCGTGCAACTGAATACATTGATGACATGCAGAATATTATAACAGAATATATGAAATCAAGCTCTTTCAGTGTCGGCATTAGTGATTTGATTGCCGACCGTAAAACACAAGACAGTATTATTCATGCTATTTTAACACAAAAACAAGAAGTTCAATCTATTATCGAAAAAATTCATTTGGGTATTTTTGAAAATAATACGTCTTCGTCCAATAATACCGAGTTCGAAACCCTGGTAAATAACGTACTGAATAAAGCGACAGAACAGTCGGGTAAAATTGGTCGTAAATCACTTAGCAAAAATAACAGGTTTTTGATGATTGTTAACTCGGGGTCAAAGGGTACATTGGTGAATATATCCCAAATGATATCATGTTTGGGACAGACCAATGTAGATGGTAAGCGTATTCCATATGGGTTTGATAATCGAACTTTGCCGCATTTTAATAAATTTGATGATTCTCCTGGTGCTCGCGGGTTCATTGAGAATTCATATATTTCAGGTCTTACTGCACCCGAATTGTTCTTTCATGCGATGGGTGGGCGTATTGGATTAATAGATACTGCAGTGAAGACATCGCAAACAGGATATATTCAACGTCGATTAATCAAAGGTTTGGAAGATATCAAAGTGGAATATGATATGACAGTACGTAATAATCAAGGTAAGATTATTCAGTTTGCATATGGCGATGACAACTTTGATTCAACCAAGACTGAAAACCAAAAAATTCCACTGGTTGAGATGTCCATTGAAGATATTTATATGCATTATGATATAATTGGTGTGAATGATGATACAGTAGGTATGTTAGAAATTTATACAAAAGGTACTATCAGTCGTATTAAAAAGCAAAAAGCACAAACAATCGAAATGTGCAAATCATATATTACAAAAATGACCACATACCGTGATATGCTAGTAAAAAATGTATTCCTCAATAAAAACGACAGTCAAATAAAAATGCCAATTGCGTTTCAAAACACGATTGCAAATATTCAGGGGCAGTTGAATTTATCGGCAAATTCGATTGTAGACATTACTCCATTCGAAGCATTTGAATTAATTGAGGAATATTACAAGAGACTTCAAACATTTGCGGTCGCTGTGCCAAACTCATTGTTTGAAGTGATGTATTACTTTTATTTGACACCGAAGGATTTGATTAACCGTAAGCGCTTCCACCGTAGAGCACTCATATTATTACTTGAATCTATATTATTAAAATACAAGCAAGCTTTGGTGCATCCCGGTGAAATGGTCGGGGTGATTGCGGGACAATCCATCGGTGAACCAACCACACAGTTGACATTAAATACATTCCATTTAAGTGGTGTTGCATCGAAATCGAATGTTACTCGCGGTGTGCCGCGTATTGAGGAAATTTTACGACTTACCAAAAATCCCAAGAACCCGTCAATGACTGTATATTTAAATTCCATTGATGAATCATCGCGCGAAAAAGCGGAACATTATTCAAACATGTTGGAACATACGAAGTTATCTGATGTGGTAAAAGGAGTGCAAATATGTTTTGACCCGATTGATAAATCGACCACAATTGGCGAAGATGCACTACTAATTAACCAATATTACGAATTTGAAAAAATTATCGAAGAATGCAATGAAGCATCCACGGACGTATTAGATGTCGAACAAAATCAACATAAGTCAAGATGGGTGATTCGCATTACGTTTAATGCAGAGATTCTATTGGAGAAAAATATTACAATGGATGATATTCATTTTGCAATCAACAATAGTTATGGAGATGAAATTTCATGTATATATTCTGATTATAATTCAAATAACTTGATATTCCGTATTCGTTTGAATAGCTCTGTACTTAATAAAACAAAAAAACAGCGAGGTGTAGCCGTATCACTAGACCAGTCAGATGAAATATACATGTTGAGAAATTTCCAAGAAATGTTGTTGAACACAATTGTGCTGCGAGGATTAAATGGCATAACAAACGTATTGCCTCGAAAATTACAGAATCAGGTAGTAAAAGACGATGGTAAGTATGTGCAGAAGGATAGTTGGATATTAGATACAACTGGTTCAAATTTAATGGATGTGCTTGGTTTAGACTATATCGATTGGAAGCGAACCACTAGTAATGATATCAAGGAAGTGTTTGATACATTGGGCATTGAAGCGGCTCGTCAGGTATTATTTGATGAATTGACGGAGGTGATGGATTTTAGCGGTGTTTATATTAATTATCATCATTTAAGTGTGTTATGCGACCGCATGACAACAAATCAAAAAATGGTCGCGATTTTTAGGTCAGGTATATTGAATGATGATATTGGGCCGATTGCCAAGGCTACTTTTGAAGTTCATACCGAAGTTCTGTTAGATTCTGCACGCCATGCAAACTTTGATAATATGCGGGGTGTATCCGCAAGTGTTATGATGGGCCAAACTGGCAAATTCGGTACTGGTTTGTTCGATTTAGTATTAGACATAGATAAAATGAAGACAATCGATACAAGTGAGGTGGTGCGTAAAAGTCGTGAGTCGGTGATTGAGAATAAATTTGGTAAGTTTGAAGACGAGACAGATATTTGTTCCAAAAGTAACATTGAAATACCAAATTACATTGCAAATGTGAAACGTATGGATATGGGAACATGTGACGATAATTATGACATGGGTATTTAATTGTATTAAGACGCACTCAAAGCGTGCGAATTTATACCGCCGAAGATTTGAAATGGGACGCCCTAGGGGGCGTCATTCCAAATTGTCGGTGATATCTGGCCCTTAAAGAATGAAAATGTCCCATTTTAATTCTTCAAGGGTTTAAATATTCATCTGTGTATATTTTTTATGATGTTAAAAATTGAATCAAATGGACTAGCAATAAATAGGTATATTTTACAAATCATTCAATGAACTCATATTTATCTGAACAATATAATTTTATTAAATTATATTATATGACCAATAAAGAAAACGTTATTCGTTTATATAAGAAATATAAATCATCGGGTGGATTTGGCGCATATCCCGTGGATATGTTAATCGGTGATAAATCAAACAATATAAACGAAAAACTCCAGCAAGAAAAATTACTAATTGAACTGCACAATATCACGTACGATAAGCCAATAACCGAATTTATATTAAAGCATAATTACTTAGGTAGAGAACGTGTAAACGCATATAGTCGTGTTAATAATAATTTATCGAAGTGTCGAATTCCGCGTGAATATATTAACCGTAATATTGACCCATATACAGTATTTATGAGAACAAACAGTATACGAAATTATATGAATCGAGCTTATTGGAATGAACGCGAAAAAATGAAAAAGGAATTACAATAATTCAATCAAATACGATAGGAATAAAAATATAGTATGAATATATATGTCTTTTCTTTTTTTGTTTCTTCTTCTTCAACTAGTAACTTCCATGGGTTATAACACAAACACGGCAGAAATAGGTGTATGGTTAAGTGGTGCAGCTTATTGTAATAAGGAAGGTTATCCGGGAATGAAGCTATCCGGACCAGCAAGCGGGTTTCAATACTACGAAACATTATATGACAAACCGACTGATTTACAGGGATATACAGGTATTGACCATAATACGAAACAAATATATGTAGTATTTCGCGGGTCATCGTCATTTTCAAATTGGTTGGATGATGCGGAAGTAGTTCAGGTACCATATAATACATTTCCCGAATGTAACTGTAAAGTACACTCTGGATTTTATAAGTCTGCCAAAAATATTTATAGTCAAGTTCAGTCATCAATAGAAGATATGACAGACATGTATCCTTCCTACAAGATTACTGTTACGGGTCACTCGTATGGCGCTGCAGTTGCACAATTGGTCGCAATGGAATTGGTCGCTCACAAACGAGAAGCATCTGTATATAACTACGGACAACCAAGAGTGGGGAATCCAGCATACGCAAAATTTGTAAATACAAAAATTGCTGATATTTGGCGATTTACACATCATAAAGACATGGTACCTCATGTACCGCCCATCACAGAATTGAATTATTATCATTCATGTCAAGAAATATACGAAGATGAAAATCACAATTTGCATGTATGTAGTAGTACAAATGGAGAAGACCCAAAATGCGCAGACCAATTTGCCTTATATCAAACAAATACAGCTGACCATCATGTATATCTAAATCATGCATTAGATTGTGATACAAGTACTGTGTAAAAATATACTCTCTATGTATAAGTATATAAAACAATCCATGATTTTTACAAAGATTTTTATCCTTTTAACCACGGTTGTATCCGCTTTGGCAACAAATCAATTATCCTTTAGCGGAGGTGGAGCATTTGGTGCAGTCGAAATTGGGATACTAAAAAGATTACAAGAAATAGAACAAAAGACGTATGATAGATATACCGGCATATCAGCCGGTGGACTGAATTCTGGTTTTTTATCACATTACAAGAATATAAAGGATGGCATAACGAAAGCAGAACAAATCTATTCCAAGATTCGTAATCGCGATATATACGAAATATCACCAGAGACAGGTAATTCATTATTAAATACGAGTCCGCTTCATAAGACATTAACCGCCATCATATCAAAAATGCCAAACGAGCCGGTAGTAAATACATTCATCGGCACAGTCAATCTTTATACAGGAAATTTAGACACATATACATATGATTCTAACTTAGATGTAGATGGGAAAGTAAGATTGCTCATGTCAACATCCGCCATTCCCATTGTATTTCCCCCCATTCAATTCAATAATTACTTGTATGCAGACGGTGGTACATTAAGTAATAATTTGTTAAACGTTGTACATTCGTCTAATTTTTTGAATATTACTTACATAAGTCCGTATGGACCCATGGACGAAAATGACACACCTATAAAATCACTCAAAGACATGGTAATACGGGTATTTGAAATAGTGAAACGAAACTACAATAATCCGTTTACACAATTAAATCACAATTGTGATATACCATACGGCGAAATTAATTATTACTATGTAAACAAGAATGCACTCAGTGGATACAACATGTTAAATTTCGACAAGGGTGCACAATTAATCGAAATTGGATACAATAATATGGTAAAAAATACGTATAAATTATGTTAAAATCGTCATAAAATCATCATAAAATAATAACTGTTATCATGATTTATATTGATTTATATTGATTTATATTTATTTATTCGGCAACAACTTTTGCATACGAGGTTTACGAACATTTAACTTGGGAGCAGTTATTTCGTAGTTTTGTATAAATTCTTGAAAGGTTTGTATATGTTTATTGTATTTCGTAGATTGGATGATTTGTTGAAATCCATTCATATCCCGTAAATAAATAGGGGGCGTAATTAAATTATATTGTGTATTGCTTATCATACGTATGAAATAAAATTTATCCGTTTCTGGATTCCCACCTAGTCGAATCCAATCAATATTCGGTGCAAACGACAACGATTCATTTGAATCAAACATAATGATGGGAAGCTGCATATTCATTGCAATGACCCATATATCCATGGCGGTCATAACATAACTGTCATTCATAATCATGATATTAATATCAATCTGGTTTCGTTTTAACATATTGACAAATTCTCGCTTGCCTTGTTTGCTTAATATATCACAAATCTTTAATAAATATGTTTCCATAAGAACTTTATAATAATTACATAAGCGCTGTTTAATATCGTGTATGTTTTCATGTATTTGTAAATGTTCTCGTAAGATGTATATGATAATATAGAAACTGCATTGAACAGAAGTAGTCATTATATGTTCAACCGAATTCTCTTGTAAAATTTCACGCCAATTTTTCTTACCAGTTAATACGGGTCCAGTTTTAGAAACACATTCTGTTTTTAATATATCAAATGTTGCATTTACCGTATTTTTGTATTGTTCAGTAAGTGGAATGTCTGGGGAGATTTGCGAATACGTGGATTGAATAGGATTGACAAACTCGGTGGGCATAGTTTCAATATATTTATTGGTGCGCATAGGTAATAACTTATCAAAATCGGTTGTAACGAGTAGCGAATGTATGTACAACATTTCATTGTTATTAATTTGATATTCAATGTTGCCAAAATTCAAATATTTGGATTTATCCAAAATAAAGGTACGAATTCGATTATACCGAATTAGTTCATCGGCTAATCGACTGTAATATAGCGGTTCATTATCGACACCACTAACAAGATGAGTATGTGGAACGCACATTTGTTTTCCTTTTAACATGCATATATTTTTAATTTCATCCGCATTTATGTTCGTCTTCATGTTATCTAATTGTTTCAACACATCTTCATCAAATTTAATAAAGGTAACAATGGGACCAAGTAAATGCCGTATAATAATATCCAGTTTTTTCATTTTTGTTTTATACAAAGGTTGTTTATCATTGATAATATGGATAATTTCCTCTCGAATCACATTATACTTATAATCCGCGAGCACTAATCTTAATTTGCTTCGAAATAGATTGTAAAAATACGATTCAAGTGAAAGGTTGCGAATACTTTGTACACGTTGCGAATCGACAGATGTGTCTGTCGCAAACGCCTTATCTGCATTATAGTACTGGCTATTCTTATATCCATGAACATCATATTCAGGAACACCATCCTCAATAATATTTTCAACCGGTTCTTTTACTTGTATGAACTGGTTTGTTTCAGTAAATATTCCAACAATCATTTTATCTTCAATCACTTTAAACGCAGGTTTACATAAAATCGCTCCATTTGTTTTATTCGAAATCTGTGTAAGTCGGTCACGTGTGATTTCATAATCTTGCCATGTTACACTATCAGTGAAAATCACAGGTATATTTTTAATAATTCCGGAGGGAGAAGTGGGTACATAGATTCCAATTTCATCTTCCATACGAGTCGACACAGTAAATGCAATGACCTGATTTCTGTAATTTTGGACCTGGTTCTTAACAACCAACCGGTTATTTGTTAATATTTCATATATTTTTTGTGCGGAAATATTCGTTTTGTAATCATAAACAGTAGGTAAACTTGCTTTTGGTTTGCAATATTTATTGGTTGTTTTATTTATCATATCGAAAACATTTAATAGGTTTGGAGGAGTATTTTGTTGATAAAATATCTTTACAGCATTCTTTTTCGTAGTCTTAGATGTATTCGTATTTCCATAGGAATAAATGGGTTCGTAGAAATTATTATGTTTTAATAAAATAACTGTCCCTTTCGACCGGTCAAATAACGTCGCAGTATACACATTGGACGGACATAATACAGCCACATTATCTGTAATATCATTATCGAGAATTTCGATAATAGCAATGTTAATACCATTTTTAAAAATATCGGTTTCTGCAGATGTAAGTATATCCCACATGTACGTATGGTCAATAAACGAATCATCGTCTTGTAAAAATGCGATAAATTTTTGATATGAAGCAATCGTATCCTTTAAAAATCTATTTTGTGCATTATTTGCTAAGTCCGTAAGACTTTTGTATATTTCGGTTGTTTTGTATTTGTCCACTGTAATGTCATCTATGCTTGTTTTTTTCGGTTGAAATAACGCTACCAAAGACCCATTATTCGATTTGACAAATGTATCCAGCGAAATTTTGGATATTATGATTTTACGCATTTCAGCAATAGAAGGTACAGGGACATTATTATGATATGTATATAAGTCAGCAATACAAGCAATAAAGGATTGGTTATGTGAATATTCTACCCCATAACGTAAGAGAGGAGTTTCATTTTGTTTAATCAATGCTGGGTTATTTTTGGACACCGAAGTAGAATTATTTGTACGTAAAAAAAGTTCAACAGACAATGGTAAAAAGCCCCATCTAGATTTATCGATGGGAAATTTATCAAAACCAAGTACATTCATGCCAACACGAACGGGTTTGATTTTATCTGGTTTAATCGGTGTATTAGGTGCATCATCGTCCACCTTTTCGGCGTCTGGCTCAACATCTTCATCTGCTATATTATCTGTATCTTCCCCTAATTCTTCTTCTTCTTTTTCTACACCATCGTCATCCGGGGTGATTAATTTATTGATAACGTTCTTTTTGCCACGTAAATCAGAGTCCATAACACCACACGCCTGTCTACGACCAATTTGTTGCGCACTATTCATTTCTTTAAAACAACACGGTATACAACTATCTTGTTGGGACTTTGCTGACCAGAACCCAGGTCTATGCTGTCGATAGTTATCGTTTGCATCTTTGTGTTGACGGTCATCCGTAAATTCATAGATATAATGTCCAGGGGGAGGATTTTTATTTTTAAGTACTTGTGGTATCACTTTTCCGCCACATTCACCATCCGCGACCTGTTTATCCGTCATGGGTTTATTTGTTTGTAAACACCAATATCTTGGACACATATACCAGTAAGGTTTGTCTTTGTTAGTACCATATGGCATAGCAACTTCATATGTACTTTCATCTAACGCGTCTAATTCTTCCTTTGTCAAAATCACTGGCTGACGACTGCTTTGACTTGGACATATTCTCGCATATGAATCAAATTTCCCCTCTTTCTTTGTTCGAAATAATGTTGGCTCAAGTTTTTTCATTTTGTTAAAAAACATTCGCGTTCCACCCATAAATAGTTTATCATCATTTTCATCTGCGTCGTCATCTTGGAATAATAAACCAGAGTCATCTTCTTCATGGGTTTCTGCAGGTTCATCGAATTTATCATTTTCATCCAATTCATCATTGTCATCATAGTATAACATATCTTCTTCGTCTAGTTCGGCAGTGTCTTCGGGTAATTTGTAGGCAGGTTTTACGCCATAGGGTTGTATTGGTTGTGTAACCGTACTAACAATGGTATCGTTTATAACTACATCATCGACTGATTTTGTTTTTGCCATTATTTTAAGTAATTTGTCTTTACTGATATGTGACATGTCTTGATATTGGGTAACTCGTAAAAATACATCCAAATATTTACGTATAAGGTCAATATAATAGATTGAATTGATTTCTGCAATTTCAATAACAATTTCCGGTGTTGCGTATGTAGTTGATATGCGCATTAAACAAGGAAATCCCGGGTTTTCAGCAACATCAATCGATTTGTTTACATATTGTCCATTTATAATTAGATGTTCATTTAAATATTTCATAATGACTTGTCGGGCATCTTCTTCCGTCATTTCAAAATTGTTCATAATCGATTGTTTTACTTGGTCTAAATCATTCGTCGTTTTATATATTTGTGTAATAAGTGCATTCATAGCAGTCATCTCTTTATAATTATCGACATTTTTAAACCGCAATATAGCACCTTTATTAATATCCGCTTCATATATGTGAAACATATTTGATAACAACGTGGTCAGTTCAACCGGTTTGATATGAGAGTTTCGTGGAATACTAGAAATATAATTTAAATTTATATATTCGAGCCTTTCGTCATATACATCTTGAAACAATGAAATTGCATATCCAGACGAATCTAATATATCATTAATCTTTGTTAATAAAGGATTGACGGTAGTTAGAAGAATTGTGTTCAAATTATCAACTGATAATGGGTTGGTAGATGTACCTGTAACAATGATATCTCCATTCAAGCTAATATGAACAAAAACATGTTCTTTTACGTTCTCGTGTATGTAATAAATAACAAAAGATAGTTGATTGGGTTTGCCTGATATTTTGGAATAAGATAATATTTGCGAACGACTTAATTCGGGAACAAGTTTACCTTGTTTTGTCCGTTTTAATGTATAAATACGATATAAAGGTTCTCTTCTATGTCCTGGATTATATTTTATATACGGTATATCCGGAGAAGTATGTATTTGTTTGAACACGACTTCCAATGGAAATAACGTAGGTGAAATTGGATGCAACACCAAATTAAATTTATCAATACCGTCTTTCGAGTAGGCTAATTCACCTAGTCTCTTCGTATATATTTCGTAAAACATATCTTTATTTTTATATTTTTGAAAAATAGCCGGTTTCAGATAGCTATTGGTTTGTTTCATTAACACTGGACGATTTTCAATTAAGTCGTTTGACGATAAAATATCTTTTTTTGCTAAAAATGGATAATACAACTTAACAAAATAATCGCCACTAATCGTTTTTCGTTCACTGTACTTGAATACATCGTCCGTCAAACATACATAGATAGTGTTGTTAATGCACTTACCATAAGTCATCAACAAACTGTTATCAAATGTTAACAAAGGATTTGTATTAGATGCATGAAAAACCAACGGATTCGTTTGCAATACGTTGTAAGGATTTGCTGAAAACAATAGTTCTCGAGTTGTAGCAAAGCGCTGACCGATAGGTATAGTTAAAACCATATTATGACTATATTTTGCAAGTCCGGATATAAATTCTGTATATGTATATACAGATTGAGGTATTTCCGCAAAATAAGATAATGTGTCCTGGTCATATATTTGAAGATTTCTTAATAACTGGCCCAATATTTGCTTAGACAATGGTACGGTGTCATTTTGCGTCAATTCCATATATAACTCGTGAATGTTAATGGGAAGGTTTTTTGTTGAAAATAGGTACAATTCGTCGTATGACACATGTGGAATATTCAATTCATGTAAAATCTTCATTTTTAATACTTGGATGGAATCATCTGGATGTATTTGAAACGTAGACGATTGAATTGCGAAATCATCTACTTCATATTTGCGTTTTTCATCATCACTAAATATTACGTCATCTTTCCCAACGGGTTTGTCACTACCCTGAAAAACAATCATTTTACGAATCGTATTCATATCATTTAGAATGCATACTTTGAATACATTCCCCGAAGGGATCGGTTCAGGATATTGTATAATAGATTGAATCGTCAAAGGTGTTTCCATATATATACAGATGTTATAAATTATATACCTATTTTTATACATATATAATTGAATAATAGTTTGAACATTACACCGTTTGCCACCCACATAGATGATTTAGTGTTTTCTACAAACGGCGTTACGCATGTGCGGTTCTAAATATGTTTTGATATAAATTTTTACCTGTGCGGTATATTTATATACCCTATTATATATAATGTTATCCAAAATCATTATTTCGACAATCATCTTGTTATTGTTAGATGGATGTTATTTGAATGTGATAAGTAAAAGTTACGGCGAACAAGTTGCAAAGGTTCAACGCACGGCAATGATAGTAAAACCGGCAGGAGCAATCGCATGTTATTTGTTATTGGTAATTGGGTTGTATTATTTTATATTAAGAGAGAACCGTACAGTATTGGATGCATTTATCTTAGGAGTAGTGATATATGGAGTGTATGATGCAACCACTTATGCAATATTTAAGCACTGGTCACCGATATTATCAATCATCGATACATTATGGGGTGGTATATTATTGGCGACAACCACTGCTATTACTTATTATGTGATGCGGTAATAAATTTATTGAAGTATTTTATTCATATATACATGAATAAAACAAAAAGGAAAAATCATAGATATCATAAAAAACGATTAAGAGGAAGAATAACAAACGAAATGCGGAGAAGATATTTAAGAAACTTACGTCGCGTAAACCTACCAAAAAAAGTACAAAGGGGGGTGACCTCACCGATAATGACAAAAAAAATGATGGTTCAAGTACGGAAGAATGCAACCGACATTATAAACGAGTTAAAAAAGGAAGAAACAGCGGAAAAACAGAATGAAGCTTCATCACAGACGCAAACCAATGTGCTAGATATGACGGTTGCTGTAAATACACAACCGATGAATTAACGAAAATTATTGACATATTAAAAACTAGCAGTTGTGAAAATATTCAAAGTATGGTTCCAGCATTCGAAGTAAACATGGAAACTAAATTACCGGAACCTGAGAAATATGATGACAAACTAAATAAATATATATAGACCGCGTACTAAGAATGAATATATAAACTGTGTAGTTGATAGTATATACTCTCGAGACGGTTCTCTCATTTAATCGAATCATCAAAATAGGAATAATTTGATGATTTTTGTATGTAAAGTCGTAAAAAAGTATGTATGATTCTTTATGCATCGTAATATGGGTTGTCATGAATTTTCATTCCACAATATTCACGTGGTTCTTTTTTATAGTCAACTGGATTATGTATGCCAGCCTCTTTGGCTTGTTCTAACATGAATTTGAAGTTCTCCCAAAATTCACTTTTATGTCCAACCGATTTTGTCATAACATGGGAAATTTCGTGTATGGCAACAAAGGTGAGAGTATTTTCGTCAATAAGTACCTCATTATCTTGTTTTACTTTATTCAAACAAAATGCTATTTTCTCTCCCTTGTTCTCACTATATGCGGTAAATTTGCTAGTAGGTAACGTTTCCATTACCTTTTCTGGATTAAATCCGCTATATAGTCGTTGCACATTAGCTTGGTCAGGGAACTTCTCATACACATAGCGAACGAGTCGCTTGCATTTGTCAGTAACTTTTGCCAATAAGTCGGCAGCTTCTTGTACTCGAGTACGTTCTCGCACACAATATTCGTTGCCATCAACCGTGGATATAATACATTTTAAATCAAATGATCTATAATTCGAAAAATAGATGTAGAAACAGGCAATGAGAATAATACCTGTAACCACAAATCCTAAAATATCATATTTATCCATATTATATATTATACCTCGATTTTATCTAATACAAATGATGTTGTATAATATAGTATTTGAGCGTACTCCTATTTGAGCTAATATTCTATAAGTCATATATTTTATAATACAAATAATACCAAATAATCCCGATAAGAGCAAATAAGTTATACCAAACTAAATATCTCGGGTGAATAGTTTCATTACATACATAGTTCATAAATAAGATAGTCGTAGCTAATAAAAATAGCGAACATATAACACCGTATAAACCATGTCGGGTAGCATCGAACGCAGCACGTGTATTAGAATACAAAGAAATATATAAAATGTAAAAATATAATAGAGGCATACCCCATAAAAAAGCAACTATTTTGATATATCCAGGATAATAAGAAAACAAGGAGGCTGTATAAGAAAACAAGGCTGTTATAATTCCTCCTGTTAAAAATTCATAAATATAATGATGCATTATATAGTAATATAAGCAATTTATTTGGCTTTAACTATGACATTAAAAATTATTCATTATGTAATAGAATGAATAATCTAACCTAAAGTTTGGAAATTTATAAAGTAACGAATTTACTTGTGAGGACCAAGTTCAAGGGGCACGCGAGCATAATCAGTCTCAATCGTGCTCTGGTTCCATGGCCCAACAACAGACTTAGTGATGATGGGATCCGACCGCAACTGTAAGTTGGCATTGCGAAGAGTTTGTCCAATAGTATCTAAACCAATATGATGACCGGCCTTCAACAAATCAGGCATCATGGTCTCGCCTTTCTTGGCAGCATTGGGGTTCAACGCAGACCATTGACTATTTGCATCCGTGGGTAAGAGGTCAGCAGGGTTGGCAACCTGATGAGTTGTATATCCACTGCCAGAAGCTGCTTTACCAGCATCATTTTGTTCCTTCTTAGGAGATTCAGCGACGTTAGCATGAAGAGCTTCTTTGTTACCATCCTCCATCTTATCAACAATGGTGGTCTTACCATTTGCATATTGAATTAGCAACCAGATTAACAATAAGAATACTCCAAAAACAACGACGCGTTCAGCTGAGAAAAAATGTTTCACACCCTTTAAAGATTGTTCTAATATTTTTCCAAACATTTCGTTTATATAATAACGTATGATAAATTATTTATCTAAAAAGTCATTTTTACCTAAACGTTTCAATACAATATGCTTAATGATATTTATTAATTATAAATATCATAGTGGGTATATTTATTCAATGGCAGTCCCATGTTCTAAATCACTTTCATCACTATCACTTAAATCTTCCAACATATATGTATTTTTGATTCGCTTTGCTTCTAAATAAGATGAAAGTGCTAAATCTCGGGCAATTTTAGCTTTTCGACACGCTTCTCGATACATTTGATAATATACTTCGTTTTTCTGTTTAATAATTACTTCCCCACTAACATCCGTTAAATTATCTAAATTTAATTCAACCTCTTCTAAACCAATATTATTAGTAGTAGTATCGATAATAATATTATCATCCATAACTTCATTGGTTAAGTTGGTAGAATCAGCTACATTATTCACAACTGGTTCATTTTCAACAGACATCTCTATTGGAGTGATGTCTGTGTCTATCGGTGGCTCAATCTCTACAAAGGGGTCGGTTGTAGTTATTACTAAATTGATATCATCCGGTTCAATACTATTTGGTTGAGAATCATTTTCATCCTCTATTTCAGGTGTAGCAGCAATTAAAGAAACGGGTTCATTATCACGCACAACTGATGTGTCATGTGTAGAAGGATTGTTCAACATATTGGGCGATTTAATAACACATTTTGTAAATAGTTCAATTGGTTTTACAATAAGCATTTGTTTCATATCAATTTCAACTTGAAAACTAGTAGATGTACACTTTATTCCTTTTATTTCTAAAATAGTCATAACATCGTGTTTATCATCCACTTTATTTATCATAATTTCATTATTATCTTCATCATATATGGTTAATGCAGGTACGCCTAAATTAGTTTGAACATTAACGCGGACAATATAATACTTCCCCGTTTTGTAAATTTTCATGGGAGAAGTAAAATAGTTCTCAATATCATGTAATTCCATGGTATCTTCAAACCATTTGTCACGATTCGCATACAATGTTGAATGACATTGTGATTCTAAGTTTTCCATCCAACGTATAAATTCATCATTATCGTTTGTAAATATTAAATCTGTATAATAACGTTTACCGGTTTTCAAAAAACCTTGTTTAGTTTTGCACTTTGGAGGTTGAATATACACGGCATTGTTATTTACAGAAAAACGTATAAAATGCCCCCCACCAGAAGATGCAACCGGCTTAGATAATTTTAATAAATCGAAAGAGAACTGGTCATTCGGTTCATGTATCGTACTCATTATAAATGAATTACAATTTACCTTTATTATAATTTATTTATAAATATATTGCGCTAATTACACGAATTGCGTAGATAAGCTGTTAAAGTAATATCTACTATTGTAATAAATATGAAAAATATAACAGAGCTATGTACTAAATTTTTTGATGATGAAGATACTCGTAAAGGTATAACGCAAATAATGTCTCCGTTGGGAAGTATTGTTTATAATGAAATATATGCATACATATGGGTAATTTGTTTTTACAATATATTTTTATTTATTATGGTTTTAGCAAACATGTACATTTTATTGAAAATAATGAAGTATATAAAAAATGTTAGAATATATATAAACGATTAACATAAAACTTGTTATATAACATTATCATGAGTGACCATATTATTAATCAAATACAAAATAAACAAGAGTTGATAGAAAAGGTACAAAAATGGGTAGTATTAGACAGTCAATTAAAAATAGTAAACGAAAAAACAAAGCAAATGCGTGAAATGAAGTCACAATTGAATCATCAAATATGCAATTACATGAAAAATAACAATATGTCGCAAAACGCAATCACAATTAGCGATGGTTCGTTGCGAATATGCGAAAAGAAAGAATATTCGGCAATTACATTTGGGTATATTGAACAATGTTTAGCCGAACTTATCAAAGATAAATCGCAAGTTGCCTATATTATGCAATATATTAAAAATAACCGCGAAATAACAACGTGTAGTGATATTAAGCGCAGTTATAATAAAAAGGATGAGTAGTGTGTTTCTTCAAAAATGTATGTACTAATAATATAGTATTAAAACATATAAAATGCAATATTATGATTCTTTCGCAAAACAAGTCATATTTAATAATCAGTTTGGTAACCCAATCATGGGAATTCCCTTACAAACATGTTTACAGAATGAAAAGAAAATAACGGGTGGAAATCTTGGAATCGAACCAACTGATGAACTAAAACGTTTTGATGGATTAATAATACCAGCAGGGTTATACGTTCATTCATGTAGCGATGTTCCTTCCAGAACATTTAAAACCACTGAATGCAAAACCATTACCGATGAGTTGTTTGATAATTTGATGACCGTCGTTACGAAACCGTTGAAATACAATCAACGGCGTACTGTAAAACGAAGAGTAAATAAATAAATATGCCATAATTTACACAAGAGAACATTTAAGGGCGTAAATTTGAGTTTTTAGAAAAAAATTATATTTTTATATAATATACCATAATCAAGAATGGGAAAAAGTTTGTGCAAAGGAAAACGTGTTTCTACACCAAACAAATGCAAGAAAGTGAAAGGCTGCAAGGTTGCTAGAGGTACAAAGCGCAGTTTCTGCAGAAAGGCCAAGAATGGTACACAAAAGAGACATTCTGCTAAGAGTAGTGCTTCCAGAAGCAAGTAAACAAGTGAACTATTATTATGTATAACGTAACCAAAAATATATTATTTTCACAAATAATATATTACACATTCAAGTACGCTTAACATGTTTTTCGTTTACGGCGAGTTTTGCGGTTTGATGCAGAACTTCGACTATGTTTGGTTTTATTTTTTGACCTTCCACCTTTGATTTTATTATTTTCGCTTTTATCAAATAAAGTTGTAAACTTTCCAATAACTGTTTTCAAATTTGGAATAGTTTCTATATTATTTTTTTTGGTGTCTTGAGTTATCCATTGGGCTGGTAATTTCATTCCAGCTAGGTTCACCACGTTTGGTGGATACGTCAGTTCATTTAACTTACCATATTCATGTGGTTCGTATTCTTTTAGTGTACTAATATGAGTTGATATAGTTTTATCATTAATCTCAAGCGTTAAGCCAACAATATTCGAATATATAACATATATATATAACACAAACAGCGCTCGAATATAATAAGGAACTATTTCGGTTGCAACTGATTTATATACTTCAACTGACTGATTTTTTGCAATACGTAATGCCGTAACGTATGATGCCAATTGTGAATTTATTAATTGTATACATACTTTCATATGCTGTAAAGTTGTCTCTTTTGCAAGTTCTTCTAATGCTGGAAACGTGCGTGTTTTCACACTGGATTTTGCAACATCAAATGCGGGAATTATGACGTGATTATTAATATAGGTGTGCATATTTGTGTCACAGTGTAATAGTTCTGTGACCGCTTTTGTATATGCGTCAAGTATATCTTTGGGTTTAGTTGTTTTAAAAAGAGGCTTTGTAGTCTCGCTGGATGGTTTTATTGTATCAAGAATATTACCAGTAGTCGCATTAGATACTTGACCAAGAGGATTTGCGATGTTTTGCATAGGGGACGCAGCAGAATTTAGTTGTTTTGCATTCAGACCATGGAGACTTGGTCCTGCCCCCGCAGCACCTGCACCCGCAGCACCTGCACCCGCAGCACCTGCACCCGCAGCACCCCCGCCTTTGATATTTTTATTATTTTGCTTAGGGATGGGTATATACTTTAATAAATCAACTCTCTTATTTTTGAAGCAATCACTCAACAGTTGTTCCGTCTCATTATCTATTGTTTTTCTAGAAGAAGTGATTGTATCTTTTTTACATTTATTAATGGTTGTGTTGGTTATATAAACACATAATGCGTCCATAAATTGTTTTGCAGCTGTATTTAATTTAGGCTTAAGAGTAGTTTCATATTCTTCCTCTATCTGGTCCATTTCTAGTTGTCTACGAATGGTATTGGTAAATAATTTTGCTATGAATGTTGCCATGAATTCGTTTATAATATAAATACAAAAAAATTGATTACAATATATTCATATTATTTTTATTCATGCAACAAGACCTAAAGAAAATGAATATTCCCAAAAAATATAAATTAAAAGTAATACCGACCACGGCATCGACACATATAGATATTAAGCTGAATAACCATTCAAACGCAAAGACCAAAAAAAAGAAGAATGGTATATCTTATCGTGAAAAATCTAAATTATGGGATATATTCGATTTAGACAAGACGAACAATCATAGTGAAGTTGAAAATGAATCGCAGTCACCAGTAAAAGTTGAATGCGTCTATACCACGCCTAAAGACAATGATTTATGTATTGCTTGTCAGTTTCCACTTATGATTATGGATGACGGGTTTCCAACATGTACTAACGATAGATGTGGTATAATGTATAAGGATGTGTTAGACTATTCTCCCGAATGGCGATTCTATGGCGCAGATGACAAGAATGCCACCGACCCAACACGATGCGGAAATCCAATCAATCCACTATTGATGCAATCCTCTTTCGGTTGCAAAGTATTGTCTTCCAACACATCTTCTTATGAAATGAAGAAAATACGTAAATGGACAGAATGGCAGTCGATGCCCCATAAGGAAAAATCGTTATATGATGAATTTCAGTTTATTACCGTGATGGCTCAAAATGCAGGAATTCCCAAAATATTTATTGATAACGCTATGATAATACACAAGGATATATCCGAACAGAAAATGTTTCGTGGTTTAAATCGAGATGGAATCAAAGCGGCATCTATATATATTTCATGTCGATTAAATGGATGTCCTCGTACGTCACATGAAATTGCACAAATATTTAATCTGGATAAAACCAGTGCAACCACGGGTTGTTCGATGGCTGTAAATATTCTACATAATATTGAACGTGACTTAGACCCATCGAATCAAACTGAATTAAGTGTAACCCTACCTAGTTCATTTATCGAACGTTACTGCAGTCGCTTAAATTTTAATCCGGAACAAACCATGTTAGCTAAGTTTATCACGAAAAAGATTGAGCAGCAACAACTAATTACTGACAACATACCCCATGCAATCGCGGCTGGTATTATATTCTTCGTAGCACATAATTGTAATCACAGTATTACAAAACAAGACATTAAAACAATTTCGGGAGTCAGTGAAGTTACGATAAATAAATGTTTTAAAAAACTGGAAATACATAAAAATATTCTTATACCGGCGGTAATACGTGAAAAGTACAAAATTACAGTTTAATATTTAGTAGTCGCAATTTGCAAATAAAATCGTTATTTACAAATTATAATTTTATCGTGTCAATATAATATATGACAGACGAGAATATAAAACTGGATATTCAACCGATTATTGATAACGTGAACGATACCATTGTTATGATTCCAAAATTAGTATTTATTGTTCCATATAGAGACCGTGAGCAACAAAAGGCATTTTTTATACGACAAATGACCTATGTATTAGAAGATATGAACCCAACTGATTATGAAATATACTTTGCCCACCAATGCGATACTCGTGATTTTAATCGCGGAGCAATGAAAAATATTGGCTTTCTTGCAATAAAAGATAAGTATCCAAATAATTATCAAGAAATAACATTCGTTTTCAATGATGTTGATACCATGCCATACACTAAAAATTTTTTAAACTACGACACAGTGCGTGGTACGGTGAAACATTTTTATGGATATACATATTCCCTGGGAGGGATTGTGTCCATAAAAGGTTGTGATTATGAAAAAACAAACGGTTTCCCGAATTTATGGGCATGGGGATACGAAGACAACATGTTTCAACAACGTGTGCTTGCATGTGGATTAAAAATCGACCGTTCACAATATTATAATATTATGGATAAAAACATATTACAAATGAAAGATGGTCTAGAACGAGTGGTCAATCGCAATGAATATACAAGATATTTAAAGAATACAACAAATGGTCTTAAAGAAATTACAAACATTACCTATCAAATAATAGGTAAGAATGATTATATAAATATTACCACATTTGACGTTGGGATAGAAAATAATAAAAATAAAAATGAAACGTATGATATACGAAAAGGGAATATTGTATTCAACAAAATGAATACAAATAAACTAATGGTAATGCAAATGAAATTATAAAGTAAGTATGCGATTACCGCCAAAGAGTTTATAAGTTAACCCACATTCGTCTTGTGTTTCCCATACACCCGAAATTTTTACACAATAATGATTACATGTTTGTAAATCGATATTAGGAGTCTCTTTATAAACTTTCATAAATCCAGACAGTAACTGTTTAGTTAACAAATTTACTTTTTTGAGGGGTTTATGTCTGGTTTGGATATAATTATCTAACATTCTAGATTCGATTCTGGTGTATTCTCGAATTAGATTAATATTTTGAGGACTTTGTGGAGTAAATTTTAAGTACGTTTTATCGTCATTCGCATCTGGATTTTCAGTTACAATAGGAAAGCTCACATATAAACCGGTCATTGTCATACAAGGCGTACTATACCCAATTTTTGTAAATTTTCCGGGCATAATAGTATTATTTTTTGTGTCTAACCATAAAACATGATATGTTATAAAGTTCGATGCCAATATATTTATATTCATATACGTTTGATATAAAAGAAAAAGGGGTTTATGTTTATTAGGGTTTTATAAATAATAATTCTATAAGTATATAGTATATTTATGTCTAGTTTATTACTTTTAAATAATATGCCAAATACATGGAAAGGAAGAACGTTTAATCAAATACATTCTTCCATTCAAAAAAATGGACAATTACCCGTTACGGAATGGGGCACATTACGGAATATTTTTTCGGCCAACCCACTTAAAATATACAGACGAGAAGTTGCCAGTACATTAACAGATACTTGCGCGTCACGTGCTTCTATTAAGATTGATATTTTTAATCGTCCAAATGGAACTATCAACAATACTACTGCAAGTGAAGTGAATGATTTAGTCAATATAATCGATAATACACTACCTAACAACTCATGTGAAAAATATGAGAACTGTAGTGTCATATTATCACCTGCTGCAAATGCACGCAATCGTGTACGTAGTAGTGGAATGATTAAACGCAAGTTTAATGTAGATAAAAACAATGATACTTATTATACATCATCATCACAATATTTGTCCAGTCGCAATCGTACATTTGCACAAAATCAGTATAATTATATAAGAGTAGGCGATTCAGCCGCAAAACCAGGAACAAATCTAGCATCTGCTAACGTATATGTAGCAGCGGGCGTTAATAGATGTGCAAAGTACCATGTATCTGCAAATACAGTCTTTAGTTACATTTGGATTGATTCTACTACACGATATAATGTGTCAATACCCATCGGGGATTATTCAACGGAAGATTTAAACCGTTTATTTAAGATGCAAATGTTTGAAAACCAACATTATTTTATAAAAGATTCCGAACAAGCAACCAATGTATATTATTCAAGTAATATTAGTTATCCATTAAATATTGCATTTAATAACAATGACAATGTGTTTGAATTACACACCTATCGTATGGATGAAACTGTATTCCCTCCAACGAATTATAAAATTCCAACCAATCCGGAAAACACTCCCTTTTGGACTATACCGGTCGAAAACGGAATATATCCTCAATTTGTCATATATAATAATACTTTCAGGGATGCGGTTGGGTTTACTACAGGAGTATACCCATTATCAAATGACACCGATATAGATAAATATAAAGTTGCAATATCCAGTTATAAACCGGGTATCAGACCATCGTATGTAAAATTATTCTATAAACCGAATAATCCACAATTCGCACAGCAAGGAGGAGTTAGTGCAAGTGACTTAATCACACGTAAGAAGTATAATTCTATTACAAATTCTACTGCTGCTTATCGTACTGCTTTTGGTGGTGCGGTTGCCAATGCACTAGCTTACGGAGTGCCATCGAACGGATACACTGTAAAAGATAAACTTGGATATCCTATCAAGAAAACACCTACATTCTCCAAATATACTGACGATATGAAACAATGTCCGGTAACTAGTTTTGCGAATGCAATCTAATAGTATACACATTTGAAAAATACGGATTGTTTATAATATTCAAATATGCACGTTTGAGTATTATATATTGGTCAACATGAATTATGCAAGTTGCAAAAACACGTTTGTATTTGTAAACAGCATATTATACGGAACGCCATGTTTAACACACCATTGCAATGATTTTTGAACATTTATTTTAATCAAAGAATCAATCTTGTCCTGGTTATATTTGTTATCAATTAATAAAATCGTGCTATAAATATTTTCCAACTGTTGCTGACCTAGTATTGCATTGTATTCTTCTAATTTAGAAACGAAATTTAACGGAATTGGAATATTTAAAAAACGATGGACGTGACAATTATGAGGTGAAGTTGTCATTTTTTTAAACGCGTTTTTGATGAAAGGAAACACACGCTCACATGTGGATAATAGAAAATTTTTACATACGATATATTTTTCAGAGTTTGCATATCGACTCGTATTGGGTTTCGTTATATATACTTTTTCATAAAAAGAGGATAGTATACATAAAAGGTCAATGGTATGCTGCATAAAACAATCAAATATTTTTAATATAAATACTCCTCCCCGTTTTTGCATAGTAATCGCATAACTGATTTGTGCAAACAACAAATGTGCGATTGAAACTTCTTGATTATTAAAATCTATTGAAAAATCAAATCCACCGTCTGCTGTAATAAGTTCCATCGAAGACGCATAAGCGTTTTTACATCCAATAAGATTTTCGAGCGATAAAATATTTCCAGTATTGTCTGCTCCGGATTCAATGTATACATTTTTATTATGTTTCAAAAATGTCTCGGTCTTTTTCCATCCAGGGATATTTGGGTCGTTATTATTATCTATTAAAGTCATACCAATATAAACATCGTCTGGATTTTGCCGAAGCGAAACCATTGCCTCAATAAACCCACCCGGTCCTTCCGCCAAATGAAAGGAAGAAATCGGGTGTGTATCCGTTATTAATTGGAACGACTGTACAATCTCTATCATTTTAAAATACGAACGCGATAAGGGTTTATATTGTGCAATACTCTTCTTTTTACATGGTACAATACTATGAACATATTCATACGGATTTGTATATTTTTTGAACAAATCCCATTCCTTTTCACGTTTTTCTAGTTTTTGTTTTATTTCATACAAAAACGTGGATAATGAACTGGATACAACTACAGAAGGTTGTACCGAAGAATCATTATAATCAATATATTTATGTATTAAAAAAGAACACGGTGGCAATAAATAATATGACATAAATTACTATTATAGACTAATAAATCATTTCTATATTGTTTTGACATTATACACAACAATACATAAACCGGATGAACTATTCTATAATTCATTGTTGACAGCAATGCCAATATATAGATTATTTACAAAAGAATGCATTTCTTACTTGGTGCCTACAATTTTCAACTTCGGTTTTTTCGCTATTTTTTCAACCGCGGGTTCACTCGATTCATCTTGTATTGGATGAAAGTTTGTAAGCTGTATTTTTTTTTGTGTCTTCTTTATCATCACTTTGGGTTTATCATCCATAACAGGATTACCGTAAGTCGTCTGTTTATCTTCCATTTTATCTATGTTTTCAGCGCAAGACTTATTAACTATATAGGTTTGTTTTGCAACGACTTTTCCCATTTTCTTAGCATCTACACTACGTATTTTCTTAAATACGAAATAACGATTCATAAAAGAGATTTGTTTTTCTTCATAAGACATATTTAATGCATCTTTGTAATCCGCCTTTGTACCTAACCGTGATTTTACTTCCTGTTCCATTTGTGCAAATAATTCACTGAATAAACCAGTGCTATCTGGCAAATTCATGTGTCTGGCTTCATCTTTGGTGATTAATTGAAATCCGTAATCTTCCATCAGCTGAACGAAATAAGTAAAGTTCACCAAATATTCACAGAACACTTTGTTAATACTTTCTTGATATACATCAATGGTGTATCCTAAGCTTAAATCATCATCGGGAAATCCGGTCTGGTCATACAATCGTGTTAGTTCGAAAATTTTACGTTCGCCTTTAAATATACTTAATTTCTCTTCTTTTCTTTTATTTCTTAGTAAGTCAAACACGGTTTGTCCGTCATAACATGTACCTATGAAATAACCGTTTACACGAGTGCATTCTGTCAAATTACGAAGAAATTGATGCAAATTATGTTCATTTTCGAAGAAATAATGCATTGCAAATTGACAGGAACTTATATGGAATCCTTGTTCGGCCACACCATAGTTTTTATAAACTCCCTTTCCTAATAAAGTGGCATCTTTTGCACCGGAGCCAAAGACCGCCTTGGTAATTTGCTTATCTTTCTCAGTGCAAAGCGCTTCACCTGAACGAATATTTAATCCACTATTTCCATGCACAAATAATGCAGAAGGCAACTGTGCAAACTTTTTCTTTGCCTTTAAATATCTGGCACACGCACCATCCAATTGATTATGTATGTTATCTTTCATAATGTCTACACCAAATACAAATTTTAGTTTGGAATATATCCACTTGGCTAGGTCTCCACCTTTACCAACTGCATAATCAATCAACGTGTCATCACGTCCTGATACCGCTGATATTAGTTTTGATTTTACATATAAATTATGAAAGTTACGCAATGCCTGTGTGCTAGTTTCATCCGTAGTTTTACTGTAATACACTTCATCAATTTGAGTTGGTATGTTTTGACCAGTACTTATCATATCTTCAGTAATAGGATTATGAATCGAATGCCAATTGTTATTTGCCACACGATATGCGTTTCCGTAATTTTTCTTTATACCAGATAACAATTCTGCCGTTTTATCATATCGAACTCGCAATGGTACCCATCGCCATCCATCCTGATTTGTCATTACATATTTGAATTCTACAATCATGTTTTCGTCGAAATATTCTCCCTCTTCTGTTTGCATTAAATTTCGTCCTTCTACTTCAGTTAGCATAATATTACATAAATGTGCAGTTTTGTCGTATGGATTGGTTGGATAAAATGGGACTGGTTTATACACATTTTCATCATCGGCGTTCGCTTTTACATCCATATCATCTAATATCGATTGACATGGATTTAAAAATCCATCCGTTCGTTCACTAAATCCACAACGTAACACCAATGTTTTATATTGAGACACAGATTGGGTACCCTGTACGTTCTTTCCTTCTTGGAAAATGTGATTAATCTCGTCTTTTCCCATCTTATTTTTTTTCAATGTAACTAAGAAATCGATGGTATTAAATTCTGCAGGTTTCCATTTAAATGAATGTTCCCACGTGATTTTTGTTTTCGGTCCAGGTTTTCCGCCAATGGACGAACCTCCAACTGCAAAACTAGATGGTGTGAAAATCAACCCGTCCGTATTATATTCAAATATACCATCTTTTGCATTTGACAATATTTTTGAACATCCATCGAAAATCGTATTTTTTTCACTATCATAATAAAATGCTTTACATTGTACCCGAAATTCACATGGATGATTATTTCGATTTGGTTTTACTTCACCTGTTCCGGGCCCATCCAATATAGAAACTGGATTTAATAAGTCAATAAACTTGTGTAATAATGGTAACCGATATTCAGTGGTCTGTTTCAGGGTTGTTTCCACACTAGTTGTCGATATGAATGGATATTCCCTAACCGACTTCTCATGAACATAATATATGTCAAAAGCGGCATAGAGGTTAATAAATTTTCCAGTTTTGTCATATTTAATATGTTCCCCATCAACCAAACTGTCAAATAACGTTTTTTCCACCGTCTTGGTACCTGTAAATTTTACATTCATATTTGTATCTATCAAATAAATACGACCATCACTAGATATATACATCAATGCGCGGTCGCCATCTGCTTTGTCAGTCACTGTATAACCATTACGAATATTTGCAGATAACAAATTTGTGTTTGTATTATCTATAATATGTTCCATTTGCAACGTAACAGAACCTGGACCAATAAAGTTGGACGATGTGACTTGCCGCTT